TCGCTAACAGACCGGCAGTTGTTCACTAGGTAATCCACAAGAGCTACTCTCCCACAGGCTACTGCTGTAGACCCTAAGTTGCATATGCCTTGCATCATGCCGATAAAAAGATGGAAAGAAGTCTTCCCTGTTCTCTTAAACTCCATGATAACCTCATATAGAGCCGGGTTGGACTTGAATTTTTCTGCATCCCAATCTCTAGTCCAAAAAATCAAAAGCTCTTTTGGAACCTCTATAACCTTGGAGCACATTCTGAAGACGCCCATCATGAAGTATTTGAAGAACTGAGAGTTTTCGTCTGTGAAAAAGGGCCTGAGTAGAATTAAGAAGGACAAAACGTTATGAGAAGGGCCCCATCTGGTGTGGTCGCAATTGTCGAACATGGCGAACCATCTTTCATCACTGTCTTGCTTGAAGCTAGCACGCTGCTCAGATCGATACTTTTTTACAGTGTCACCTTGTATCTTAGATTTGCGTGAAGCTTTTGTTATCATCTCCTCTTCGAAATATTTGCAAACTGATTCAGTCATTCGTTCCAAGAAATAGCTTGAAACCCTTGTGTAGAAGTCTTGTATGGCTATCTCTCGCCCGCCACCATCTTGAGGTTTAGGAAATAGTGTGAAGAAGGCTGAGGTAAACTTACTCATAACGATCTTGTAAAGAGTACATATCTTCACATTTTCGCAAGTTTTTATGTATTTATAACCGGCTTCAATAGCTTTACCTTTGCCAGACATCTCAATATCTTTGCTAGACAACGGGTCATCTATCCAGTCGTACATTTTCATCCTTCCCATCTTCATCTTTAGCTGCAGGCTCTGCTCTGTTGCTATCTTCTTTTCAGCTCTATTCACAGTTTTCCTTCTTTTCCCTTGATTTTCCAATCTTTTCTTGTTGAAAAGTAACCTACGCTCTTCTTTTTCTTCAGGGGTCACGATATGCGCCGTATGCTTGGGGTCAGTTACCATAGCTTTATTTGTTGCGAAAGTCAATATACTGTTGATAGTCATTTTGTGGTCCAGGTTCGACTGAATATCCATCTGGTTGGACATTTTCGATTTCATAAGCTTGCCGCAAATATCCATAGCTTTAGCATTAAAGCATGTCTGACCGGCATTGTTCAGGTAATATTCTAAGAAATCGTCTTGTTCCATCATGGGAGAGAAACCTCGGGTTAACCAAGGATCTTTTGCATAGAAGGAGTCGTAAGAAGACTTAGATTCTAAGAGCTTGTTGAAAGCTTCTGCCATACTGTGGTACCTCGATCTTATCTCTTTGCTCACAGAACAAAAATAGTAAGACTCATCGATGATTCCCACAGCAGAGTCATGGAAGCCGGGTCCTAAGAACCTTGGGCTTCGTACAACTGTACGCACAGTTTTATCATCAGGGTCCTGCGATATGTCAGATTTAAAAACATGAGACCTACCAGACGTTGGGTCGTAAAAGTCGGAAATGCAACTTAGTATTTTGTTCAAGAAGTAGACTGACATGATGTCGCGACTGGGAGTGGCCATCCCTAAGAGAAGAGTCTCTAAATTGCAAAAAAAAGCCGAACAAGCAAGAGCCGTGTATCGAACATTCATCAGCAGTATGTTCAAAGGTTTCAAATTGCTGAATCTAGGGATCAACCTTGTGAAGAACATGTCGATCCTGTCGTCGTGGGAAAGAAATTGTTTAGACGAATCCAGTAGCGACCCAAAACACACGTCCCAAGTGAATTTCTCCGTCATGAGATGATGTGCAGCAGTGAGTGAGTCAACGTTGATAGGGTAGAGAACAGTGAATCGAGGGCCGACAAAGCAACGATTTGATGCTCTCAAAGGGAAATCGTAATTTTCATGCTCGAAAACTAGCCAAAACTTTCTCTTGGAACCTGCCCTACCCAAAGGACCCCCTCCATGGAGAATGACAAGGCAATTTGTCGATCCTAGAGTCGAAACCACAACGTTATTGCCGCGGAGGTTCTGTTCTCCCATAAAAGCTATTTCTGTG